CCATAGGCCTTTTAAAACGGCATCTACCTGCTCACGCCGCCGAGCCTTTTCTTCCTCGGTGAGCTCAGGCGTTTCCGGTTCCGGTTTGAATACGTTTCTCGGTCCCGTTCTGACTTCGACGCTGGGCTTGGCGTTAGTCGGTGATTTTCCGGCAGTGCGCAGCCAGTTCCTCCATGTCGCATCCCAATCCAGCTTGACGCCCTTTTGTCCTGGAACTGCTTTCCAATAGTCTCTGAATTTAGCAAGCTCCAGATTGTCGAGACCATCCTCGGCCCTCGGATGCCAGTCATCCGGCAAGCGGGAACCGCGAGCTTTATCTGTTCTATTCTGTATCTGTTTCTGTCTCTGTTCTGTATCTGTTTCTGGGGCCGTTACTGTAACGGTGAGTTGACCGTTTCTGGAACGTTGCCTGAAACGTTTCACTCTGTCAGTAGAAGTATCTGATTTGTATTGTCTTTTTGACCATGCGTGCGGTGACAATCCTTTTTTAGTGCTGTCGAACAGGCCACATGAAACAAGTTTTTTCAACGCTTCATTTGTTTCATGAAACGTCATTCTAAGAGCGAATGAAACGCTCTCAGCATCGGGCAAAATGCCATCGTGCTTGCTTGCTAGGCAAAGCAGATTGATCCAAATTTTAAACAGTTCTGGGGACAATTTCTGGACCTTAGGATCGTCCAGCACCTCATCATAGAGGCGTAACCAACGCGACATCGAACACTCCAATAGTTGCCCGAAGCCATGCGTGATGATATAACACTTAGGCTATCGGGACGCTGCCTTCGTCCCCATTCAGGCCGATAGAGTTTCCCGCTCTGTCGGCCTTCTCTTTTGTAGCATTAATTCCAATGTTTTACAAAATCTTCTTTGTAAATTGGACGGTCAACATCTGTGACCTTCACGTCATTGATCCGAATCGCGCCTGACTGGATGTGACGCCGAGCCTCTGATTTGCTCCGCGCCCATCCAACCATGACTAATAGCTCAACGAGCGTCAGCATTAGCCAATCGCTCGGCAGCTTGGCCCTCGGCCTGTGCGAACAACGGATCTTCCATGAGCTTGTAATAGTGTAAACCGGCAGCTAACAGGTTTCGGATGCTGTCGCTCTCAGTATTGATGCGAGAACGCCAGCGCCAATCTGACACCTCTGCCCACATTTCTTCGGAAAAAGATAAGGTTTTTCTGATCTCTAGACTCATGTTACGCCTCCATTGATGAGTGCTTCTTAATAGCAAATCCGATGAAGTGATGCAACCCTGTTGACACGCCTCTTATCATCTGTATATATAGCTGCGGAGGTAGCAACATGACTGACATCAACCTTAGCCTAAAAAAGATCGAGTATCTTGAGGATGCTATTGCACAGATGCAGCAGCGCCTCTTCAGAGTTGACATCCAATATGGCGAACGCGACTTAATCGCCATTATCACGGATCTCATAACCACGTTAGATCACGCGAAAAATGATCTGAAGTGGGCACGCAAGGAAATGGTCGAGCAGACCTTAAACACTGGAGACTATTCACATGACACACGACTCGGACTTTACACCTGAGAAGAGACGCTCAGCGTGGTGGTCTGGTGACAGCCGCAGAGCCGTCACTGGGCATCTAATCGATGTAATCTTGGAGAAGCGCGGCGAGAAAGAAATCGCCGATCTCTCCGAGGTAGAAGTGGTGCAGATGGGGCATGTTATGCAGCCCTACATTGGCAAGATCTTTGAGGACACGACAGGCATTGGCGTTAGAGATTTCGACTTACCTGGAATCCATCCGTCTGAGCAGTGGCTTCGGGCGCATACCGACTTCGTCACTGCCGATGGCGGGCTCCTTGAAGTCAAGAACTACAATGCTTCGACGATCAACAAGTACTCTGAGCCTGACACTGAACTCAGATTACCTCCTGCTGACTTTATACAATGCGTACACGAGGCAACGGTCTTTGGAGTACCTCATGTCCATTTTGCCGTACTGTTCGGTGGTCAACGGTTTCGCCATTGGCGGGTCGATGTCGACGATGCAATGAAAACCGACTTCATACAGCAAGCCGCTAAGTGGTGGGCGCTGTGTCAGGTCGGAGATCTGCCAACACCGGAGACGGTCGAACAAGCTAAACTGGTCTACTCACGCTCTACCGATGAGCAGATCATAGCAAACGCAGCCGTCGAGCAGGTTGTGCAGCAGCTCAAGGCCATCAAGGACAACATCAAAGCACTGGAAGATCAGGAAGAACGCGCTCAGCTCATGTTGCAAAATTACATGCAACAGAAAGGCGAGATCATCGCACCGTCTGGCGAGGTTCTTGTGAGCTGGAAGCAATCCAAGTCTACCAAGAGCTTTGACAGTAAAGCATTTCAGTTTGAAAACCCTGCCCTATACGAACAATACAAGATTGAAAAACCAGGCTCACGGAGGTTTTTAGTAAAATGAAAAAAGAAACTTTAGCAGCTAAGCATCTATTAGATTGCTTCGTAACATTTCTAAATCTTCAATCACAAATTGAAGTTGCGATGGAAAATCTCGCAAAAATGCTCCTTGAGCATAATGTGTTGGTAGATTTAAAAAAACACAATTTAAAATATGCGCCGATAAATCGCGAACAAAGTGCCGAAAAAGCGCCGAATAAAAAAGGTCGGCCATTAGGCTCTAAAAACAAGCCAAAGGTGAAACGCAAATGAGAAAGCAGGTTGATTGGGACACAATACGCGCTCAACAGTGGGATCGTATGGTGGAAATCAAAAAACTGCGAGATCAGGGCTTAACGCTTAAAGCTATTGGTGATTTGGAAGGCCGGAGCCCTGAAAGAATGCGTCAGCTATTATTCAAATTTGAGCGCAGTTCAAAATTGTATTCAACGAAACATAACTATGTCCATCTAATAAGGATTAAAAGGAATGACACAGATCACAACAGTGCCGTTGGAAACGGCTGATTTCTTGCTCGGTCGCTTGATCGCAACGGCAAAAATTAACGATGATTTAATTAATAAAATTAAAGAATACGAAGAAAGAATTGAACGGCAACGTGGTTATATTGCCGCTCAAGGAGAAGGTATGGGCGAGTTGCAAAAAGAAATTGCTAAATTGAAGCAACTACTTGCTCGGCCTCGCGGTCGTCCTAAAGGATCTAAAAGCAAAGCAAAGGTTGTAAGCAAATGAATGATCTGATTCCTTTTCAAGATCAGCAACGCATGGCTGAAAGCATTGTGAAGTCTAAGTTTTACGGCTTCACAGACATCAATCAGGTCATGGCTGTGATGATCGTCGCACAGGCTGAAAATAAACACCCCGGCACAGTCGTTCAAGAATACGACATCATTCAGGGTCGGCCAGCTCTCAAGTCTCAGGCCATCCTTGCACGCTTCCAGCAAGCTGGGGGCAAGGTAGAGTACATCACTTACACCGATGATAAGGTGGAAATGACATTCTCTCACCCTGCCGGCGGTTCTCTTACACTTGCTTGGACGATGAAACAAGCCGCAGCTATTGGCTTGGCAAGCAAGGACAACTGGAAGAAGTACCCTCGCGCTATGCTCAAGGCGCGGGTGGTTTCTGAGGGCGTTCGCGCTGTCTATCCAGCGTGCATCCTCGGTCACTATGCTGTTGAAGAGGTTATGGATTTTGACAGCAAGCCAATCAAACACACGCAGGTTGAGATCGTGCAAGATCTGACAGATCCAGACGATGACGTGCGTGAGGCTTGGGTTCTGTTCATTCCAGACGGCAACGGTGGCCGTAAGTTCTGGAAGGACTTTGCAACGCAAGAAGAATTTAAAACAGCTTATCAAGAGCTGGTTGATCGGTATGAAAACTCGAAAAAGCCAGAAGATGAGAAGAAGCAAAAGCTGAGTGAGCTTTGGCTGGTTAATGAAGATTTATTGACAAGGATTAGTGAAAATGGCGACGTTTAAAAATGGCCCAGGTCAGGGCGTGTTCTACATCAACGACAAGAAAACCACTGAAAAGCAGCCAGACTATCGCGGTGAGCTTGTTTTAGATCAGGCTTACGGTGCAGGCTCTACGATCAACATCGCAGGCTGGAAGAAGACGACGCCTAAGAATCATTTGATCTCGATCCGCATTGATCAGAAACAGGACGGCAGCAAGCAATGGCCTAAGCCTGTTGGTGGTTTGGACGACTCAGAAGTTCCATTCTGAAAAATCTTTGGGGCGGGGAGAGAAAAATGGGAAAGATGCAACGAACTAAAGGTGCAGCCTTCGAGCGCGACATCGTCCTCGATCTCCGTTCCAGAGGTTATGCAGGTGCAAAACGTAACCTAGAACAGACACGCAGTGGCGGGGGAGACATTGATCTCCCCGGCTACATGGTAGAGTGCAAGCGATACGCGAACATCGCTGTCTACGCATGGTTGGAGCAGTGTGTAGCTGCTGCAAGAGAAGAACAAATACCCGTCGTTGTTGCGCGAGGTGACAACAAAAAAGCAATTGCCATCCTGTATTGGGATGATTTCATGGGGATGATGGACAATGCGGAAATTGAAACGAAGCCTTTCGATCCTATGGTGGAACCTAACTCGTCCAAAGGCTCGATATGAAGTTTTAGAGTTGCAAAAGCAACTGCTAGAAGCTCGCAAAAAGCACAAGAAAACCAGTCATATACACGCCAAGATCCGGTACATTACTCACCTGCAACTTGAGCAACACAAGCAGAGGTTTCAATGACTGACTTGACCATTGATTACATCAAAGAACGTGATGAATTGCTTAAAAAGATTGAACGGTTGCGCGAAAGGTTACGCAATCCAACACCCGAAATGCTTGAAGCTGGTCGTGCAGCGAACAGGCTTATGGCTGGGAACGCCCTTGGGTTGGATTATATTGCGCCAGATGCTTCATGGAAGGCTATGGCGGATGTATTGCTGAAGGAGGGTGAGTGATGGATGAGCATCCGGGAGTTATTTTGAGTGAACCATATAGCTACACTGGAGATGGCTTGATTGCGCCTGTGGGGTTTACATTTATTACGCCTCCGCCTGTAGCGGGGTATTTCAAGTCAAAGTACTTGCACACGGGGTTAGCCGCATCGAGCAAACCTCGCTGGCTAACACGGCTAATGATCAAATGGTTATTTGAATTTGAATGGGTGGATGTGTGATGAATACTGAAGGAGGGGGACTGATGCCAGGATATGAATCAAAGAAACTTGTCACAAAACGACACGCAGACGATGAGACGTTGCGCTACCTTGTCCTACTCAGGAAAGAGAACGAGCGTCTCCTAGACTTTATTGAGAAGGCTCTGCAAGCCGAGTATCTGGTCGATGCCAAGGACATCCTTCGCAAAGCCATGTGGAGCTTGGGGAATGAGCATTAAGTCAGTTCTCTGGAAGCCACATGAGAAAGCCAAAGCCATCCAGATGGCTCATGCTGGCAAATCAATGAGAGACATTGCGGCAGCGGTCGGTCGTTCCCGCAATTCAGTGATCGGTTTTCTTCATCGATCTAACGTAATTTTAAATAAAATACCAAAACCTGTGGATAACTCACCGCGTAAGCCAAAACCACGGCGTGTGAGGACTGTCTACAAGCCCCCCGTTGCCTATCTTGCACCAGAACCCTTTGAAGAATCACGCGTTTTATTCTTCGATACCAAAAGATTCGAGTGCAAATGGATCTTCGACAAGCCCTTAAACGTCTGGCAAACCACTGCTTGCGGCCAGCCTGTACACAAGGGTAGTTACTGCGAGCATCATTACAACATCGTGTACCAACAAGAGGGACAAACCAATGTCAGACAAGCAAGTTAAGGTATTCGTAGCTACACCTATGTACGGTGGCATGACCACAGGCTTCTTTTGCCAGAGCATCATGATGCTACAAATGGCTATGCAGCAAAAGGGCTATGCAATGGCCGCGAGTTTCATGTTCAACGAAAGTCTAATTACCCGCGCTCGCAACAGCTTGGCACACGCCTTCCTCAAGACAGACTGCACGCACCTGCTGTTCATTGACGCTGACATCAAGTTCAACGCACACGAAGTCTTGCACATGTTCGAGCACGATCTGGACATCATCTGCGGCATCTATCCAAAGAAGGAAATTAACTGGAACGAGGTGCAAGCTGCCGTGAAACGCGATGTTCCTGTGGATAACTTAAAGCACTACACAGGCTCGTGGGTTGTCAACCTCGTGGATTATGCCGGCACCGTCAGCGTACCACAGGATCAGCCTCTAGAAGTTTGGGCAGGCGGCACAGGCATGATGCTCATCAAGCGTGAAGTGTTAGAGAAGCTCGGTGATGTCGTGCCGGTGTACGTCAATGACGTAGTAGATCTCAGCAACAACAACAAGCCACGCGAGCAGATCAAAGAGTTCTTTGCAACGAGCATCGAGCCAGAGACAGGTCGCTTGCTCTCAGAAGATTATCACTTCTGCTACATCTGGCGTAAGCTCGGTGGCAAGATCTACGCAGCACCTTGGATGAAGTTAGGCCATCTCGGCAGCTACATCTTCGAAGGTGAGCTTATCCAGTCTTAAAAGATACGTTTGCCACGGAACACAGGGTGGCCCTTAACCATCTCGCACGTCTCAGGGGGCAGAAGGTCGCCGTCCTCATCAAAGGTCAGCACCACAAAGCCTTCCTGAGCGCGATTGGGCGCACCTTCCGTGTACTCAAATTGTTTAGCCATCGGATCACCCAACATACCCGCTTCTACACCCCAATGCGTGCCAAGACGGTTACGAATTGCAGTCACTTGCAACTGATGGGTATGATTGGACACAACACTGACGCCGCTGTTTAGAGCGTTGTTGTAACCAGCGTGAATACCAGCGCGGAACCGATGCCGGATTTCGCATTTGTTAATCACTACGGAGTAACAAAAATGCCAAAGTGGGAAACGATCACTCAATCGTCCAGAATAGTCATCCAGCTCAGGCGCGTTGTTTGCCAAGTAATTGTCTACGCGCTGATCGTGATTGCCCAACGTCCATACTCTATGTTGGGCACGAGGCAATTGTCCGATCAATTCTTGAGCAGTCTCGATTTCAGCACTGACCTTAGGCGCAGCAGAACCGAGCAAAGATCCGTGCCGAGAAACTCTCGCACCATCCAAGATGTCCCCGTTCAGCACTATGCAGCTCGGCTTGATCTGTTTGGCAACAGCAACGAAAGCTTGCCACATGAGCGGAGCTTGACCGGGCCAGATGTGCAAGTCACCGCCGACAAGAACAGTCGTGTTGCTTAATTCAATGCTGTGAGAAGAAGGCACCGTCCACATGACTGAGTTGTCTTGCGCGAAAATGTCTTCTTCAGGAAAACGTCTCCTGAACATGTCGAGCTGTGACTTCAGCGTGTTGGACGGTATTTTCAAAGCCCTTGCGGTTGCTTCTGCGTTGCAGTTAAACCGTCTGTATTGCTTGACACGTTCTCTTAGTAATTCTTCTGAGACTGATCGCATAGCCATGATGGGGCATCCCCTATTGACAGCAGAATCTATTCTGCCATCCTTAGTGCGTTTTGTTGCACGCGTGTGACACGGGCTGACCAACCATCCCCAAAGTTAGGCCAAGTACGGAGATTTTGTAAAAAATGTATACGTTCTTCGCAAACCTGCTCAATAAGCTCTGGCAGATCACGGCTCGTTATTGCAGCGAAACTTTGCTGCCCAAGTATTCCGTCGATGACAACGTCGAGAGCCCGTTGGACAAACTTGATCGACTGTGAGACGCCGCTGTTTACCGCAGCATCGAACACGCAAAGATCAAGACCAGCAGGCAATCGCTCGCATTGAGCGGCCACCCAATAATTCTTTTTGTAAAGGGGTGCGACATCGAGCGGACCCAAAGCACGCATAGTCTGTTCGTCAACTTCATGGCCTACCCAACTTTCCCACGTTTCTTTTGTGACACCGAGGTTTGTCATACCACCTGGATCATGTGGATTATCGACGTACCCGCCTTCTTCCTTTAGTACAAGAGCAAGACATGCTTCAAAATTCCCGTTCATTTGCGTGCGACGCCTTGGATCTTTTCATAGGTGCGTAGGCCGCCCATGCCGAGCATAGCCATAACCAATTCCATCAAAGAAGAATCCAAAGTAGGTAGATCGTGCCAGCCTGCACCAAAACCAAATGGGCGAATAACATATTGATAGGCGAGACCAGCAGCTCCAATCCAGCCGATAGCAGGACGCCAACCAGAAACGAAAAGATTAGGGTTTTGTGCTTCCGCAGTGTTTGTTTCACTTTGTTGCTGGTCCCATTGCTGTAACGATTCACGCAGAGAAGCTTCGGCCTCTGCACGCTGATTCGGATCAGGAATGAACTTGTTAACGATCTGCAATCCGGCAGAGATCGCGTCATCAATACCAAAGGCCATTACTTGAGTCCCCCTGAAGTAACAAAGATGGCTACTACTAATATACCAGCAAAGAGAATTACGCCACCCAAAAGACTCAAAGCGAGCATGGCATCCTTCTTTGCCTCCTCCTTCAGCTCGTGCTCAATGTGCGCCTGACGAGCCGCTTCCTTACGCATCTCAGTTGTTTCCCTCAGAATGGATTCCCAAGCCTTAGGTCCGTACTGAGCAACGAACATGTTCTTAACGTCGAGCTGCATCTGCTTGGCTTTAGCCTTCACAGCATACAGTTTCACAGCCTCGGCTTCATATTCGGCCTGAGACTGAAACATCTTTTTCTTGCGAGGAGAAGATGTTACTTGAACAATCTGAGCGATCTTGGCAAAGAGATTGCCGACCTTCTCAGCCGTATCCATAACGTCATGTCCGGCGTCTACCGCCGACTTAATGCCGTTATAGAGCGCTGTTGCACCAGCAATAAGGGTAAATGGGTCCACAGCTCATCCTATCTGCATCCCCACCGACGACGAGCTGCCTTACCGCGCTCACCTTTCCAAGATCTAGACCTTGCACAGAACGACTTATGCCGCGGGTTCTTCGGGTCTTTCGTAGGAGCTTTCAGCTTGCTGCCGGTAGCCCTGTTATACTTTGCGCGACCTTTAGCCGTCAGACCGCCACCCTTGCGTACAGACTGCTTTTCACCACGCCCGACAGAAAGAGATGGACCAGACATTAGCGCCTCGCTGTTCTCTTGGACTTACGGAATGCTGCTGCCGTCGGTGCACCCTTGGAGCCAGGCTTACGCATACGCTCGCCAGAACCCTTACGGATGCGTTCCCGCTTGGCATGGATGTTTGCGTAAAGACCTTGGCTTGCCATTACAACCCCTCACCCGGAGTAATATAGCAAGTTGCCGTGCCTGTACTAATGAGCTGGGCATATGCGTTTTTTCCTGGTCCGCACTGTATTGACGTAATCGTCTGATAACCAAAAGGCGGGATTGAAACCACATTAGCGCCAGAAGACGTAGGAATAGAAGCCGTCACGTTTGACGAACTTGAAATGGCAATAAATGCCACGTTCGTAAGATCTTGATTAATAATATAATATTGTTGCACTGGCGAAACAGCCGTCAATGTAACCGTATTTCCTGCGGTGTTGGCCGAAGTGTTATTCACCAACACGCATGGCCCCATAGGCTGGAATGCAATATTATTAGCCATTAGACAACACCCTTGTCTGGCTTGCTGACCGGGCTGTTCTTGTAGTCCTTAGGATCTGGACCAAAGTTCCAGACCGCCTGAAAGCCACCAGCAGGAGCGCGACCTGGCGTAAACGTGCCGCCACCGAACCCAAAACCATCTTTAGGCTTCTGAGGACGAACGGGCATAGCAGCCTGCCCACTCATAGGGTCAAACATATTATGACTCGTGTTCTTGCCCGACTGGTCTTTCATGGGTCTTAACCCTTTCTTTCAAGAGACTTGGAATGAATACCAATATACCAAATCCTGCGGCAATCTCCAATCTCTCTGGCGTGGGTAAATACATTGCCCAAGCCGCCAAGCCGAAAGTCATTAAAATTGCCAGTAGAGTTAGTAGTCGATCTGTTAAAACCGTTAAACCCATGCGGATCACGGCCAAAAATGTAGCGTCCATTGCGTCCCCCGACGTTGCGCTTAAATGTCATCTGAGGTAGCGAACCCGCTCCCCCACTCATCCTCACTCACTTTTTGCTTCAATTTTTCAAGATTGATCGCACGGTCAATTACCTTGAGTTTCTGTTCTAAGTCAATCTCGCCGGCCTGCATTGACTGCTTGAGCAGGTCTGAGATCGCCTTTTCCAGATCTGGATTGATGCCGTTGTTCTTCTTGGACATTAATCACCTTTAAAAAGAGAAGAGAATTTATCAACAATTCCCTTTCCGAGAGCAGCCCCAGCTCCCGCATAGGTCAAATAACGCAACTTTTTGCCTCTGCTAAGTTCGGTCTGCAATCCTTGAAGTTCTTGTTTTACTTCAGGAACTTGATTCAACCACTCGTTATTTAATATATATTTTCTAACTTTTGATGGATCTAGATCTCCAGTAAGCTCGTTTGCAATGTGCTGACGTGCAACATCATTCACAAACTTTTCATCACCAGATAAACGCTTCAAAGCTGCAACAGATGCCTCGCTCTTGAACACAGAGTTGGGCACGTCTTTAGGGTCAACTTTGGGAATCTCAGGCAAATACTCGCCAGCCGGAGTGGTCAACTTTCTGCCCAAAGCAGTGCCATATTGATTAATATCTTCTGACAATTGAGCATAACGATTGTAAGTGTCAGACGCGCTTTTCACTCGATCTGTAATGTTTTTCAACAAAAGATCGTGAGCTTTTTTGTAAGCACTATTTTTAATTGCATCTGCACCGGTTGCAGAAGGATCAACAGATTCTTTAAGAATGCGACGCTCTTTATCAAGTGCTTCGATACCGGGCACAGCACCTTCGGAATCTTCAGAAACGCGCCGAATTGCATCTTTTAAAACAGCTTTTTCTTCAGGAGCTAAAGTTTTTTCCCCAGAAAGAAGCGCCGTTCTTAAATCTTGCAAATACCCCTGACGAACAAATTCTTCTACAGGCTTGGCGTCGCGGTAAAAATTTTCAAATAAACCACGAGCTTCTTCAGATCGACCTTCGCGCAAACCCTTTAAACGGTCAGTCACTTTGGAAAGAATGCTTTTGCCGACTTCTCCAGTTCCTACGGGCTCTGTAATCCTAGCAGTCAAAGATGCTTCTGGCGTTGCTGCACCACGAACGGCGCGTCCCGTTTCTTTGGCTACCGTACCTGCGGCTTTAGCTCCTTCAGCAACTGGAGGAGATATTAAGCTGCCCAAAAATTGAGTTGTTTCTTCAACCCCTTTGTATTTTTTAGGAGTTTCTTGAAAGCCAAACATCTTGCCAACTGTTTCAGAAGTTGGAAAAATTTGAACTTGTTGGCTTTCTGGAGTTGCACCATAACCGAACGCTTCAGGAACAGTGTAAGCACCAAATTTTTCAAGCTCTCCAGGCGCTCCTAAAGCACCCTTAAGAAGACCTTTTCCACCAGCTTTTGCGGCTTCAATGGTGGCTGCTACATCTTGATCTTTTAAACCCTTACCGCGCATGATGTCGGAAATAGATTTTTTGGTGCTCACTTCTGTTTTGGGAACAGGCGCACCTAAAATGTCCGATACATCAGACACGTCGCCCTTTGCGCCCAGAATGTCAGAAATGTCAGACAGATCGTTAGCCATCAATCACCCCAACTCAAACCAGAATCGCTAAATTTCCCATCAGCAATTTGTTTTTTAATTTTTTCTTTCAAGTCTTTTTTGTTTGCTGCCGTCAAAGACGCATCATTATTAACTTGATCGATTCTCTTTTGAATGCCAGTTTTTTGAGCTGATGAAAGCTCATTTAAACCAGCGCCACCAGGTGCTTTTCTGTACTGTTTTAAGAAATCATCAACACTAGATGATGCCAACGGATACATTTGCTTATTCACATCAGGAGTGTTGCGAGATGTATCTAATTTGTAATTGGACAAAACGCTATCAGCTTCACCGGCTCTTTCTTTAATGATATCAACCAATGTATCTGGTGGATAACCTTGATTATACCAACGCGATATCATGCGTTCCAAGAACACGGTTGGACGACCTGTCGCTGACGCGTCTTTAAGAGATAATGCTGCCAACATTTTATTGAGAACGGCAGCTTTTTGCGCTGTGGCGCGTTGAGATGGATCAGATTTGGCAATTTGGTCCAATCCATTATCAATTTTTGATTGTAATTCATCCATAGTTTTAGGAGGACCACGGAAGAAACCAAGAACAGATTCGCTGCGGCCAAGAGCCTGCCCTAACATGCCAGTAGCGTCAGGATTTTCAGCAATGAAACGTGCTACTCGTTCAGAATCGTCCATCATTATTTTTGCGGTATCAAGACGATCTTTTTCTTTGGCATCAAGCGTTTTTTTACCTGCTAAAAACTCTGTTGTTTCTTTTTGTTTCTCTGGAGATTGTTGAGAAATAATTGTTTTTGCATACGGCCCAACATCAAGAGTTGGTTCAGCTTTAGTTTTAATTGAAGCTTCACGTTCAGCAATAAGAGATTCATCAAGACGTTTTTTACGAGCAGCTTCTTCTGCCGCGGATTGAGCTGTTGTTCCAGCAACCTGAGCTGCAATACGCGCTTCCAGATCCTTACGGCTTGTTACGCCTTTATATCCAAGGCTATCCGCAATCTTCTTCGTGATGTCATCGGCTCTATCTAAAGCACCATTAACAGTGCCAATCGTGTGCATTACGCCAGAAGTCTTCAACATAGCTTGTGGCATGGTCATGCCTTTGCTAGCAAAAATCTTATTCAAGAAATCTTCAGCGCCGCGCAAGTTGGTAGGAGCCATCTTGAGAGCTAAGTTAAAGGCTTCCTTGATGTCAGCGCGGTTACGTTCTTGAATTTTCATGTTTTCTTCGAACTGCTGACGCTCTTGCTCATACAGATCTTTGCGTCCTTGTTGATAACCCTTGAGCATACCTGCAATGTTATTCATTGCACCGATGCCAGCAAGGCGACCTTTGCTGCCCATCATAGTGCCAGCCACCATCATCAAACTGCCAAGAGCCGCAAAGCCAGACAAGCTCTCTTGAGATGGTTTGAACTCTTCGTATGGCTTGGAGTAAAGCGATGGTCCAAATTCAGATATGAGTTGACCTTCAGCACGCTTACCGGCTTCTCCGCGAGCTGCTTTTTCTGCTTCATCTCGGCTTTTTAAAAATGATCCAGCAGCCGCAACTTTTCCCGCCTTGTCAAGTTTAGAATAACCATCACCTAACATAGAGGCTAGCGGATCTGTTTTGTCTAAGTCAGGCATAACTTACCTCACGGATTTGTAGTTTGTGTCGATGACTTTTGACCACCAATCATGGAAGCAATAGCCGCTTCCATGATTGGTGGTCAAAA